TAGAGATTTTTCTTAATTTTTTATTAAGATCAATTCTATTATAATAATCAATTTGGTTTTTACTTAATCGCATTTTATTATCCTTTCATTTTTTACCAACTTGGTAAGATTTAACTTATATAGGATATTATGCAATTATCATGCCAAGTTTGGATATTGTCAGAAAAATAACATGGCAGCTTTTTGACAGATTTTACTGTCAGGTTTTTGACAAAAATGATAGTAGCAAGAATCATGCCAAGTTTTAAAATCATGTAAAAATATTTTATGCTCCTACCTTTCAAGTTGGCATAGATTTTGCTAATGCAAGTTTCGTGCCAAGTTTTACAAGGTAAACTGATATAGTAACAGTTTTCATAAATCAAATTATCTAATAAAATCAATAACTTTTTTTACCAACTTGGTAAAATTCTGACATTTTAACGATAATCAACAAAAAACTATCATTTTTTATCGTGCCATGCGACTGCCACACCCCCGTACCCACGTATGTATCATGTACTCATACACAGATTAGGTATTTTAGGTGTAAACCACAGTGATAACTGTCAATATACTACATTAAAGTACTCTAATAGAAGGGCGGGGTACAACACTTTCTATGTATTTGACATTTAAATAAAAATATGCTATAACCAGCAACAATTATAATGTTAACATTTACAATGTATTATACATATATAATAAAATAACATTTACTATGTAGTAAATCTTATGAGAATCCCACGTAAATATAATTAAACTTGACAATGAGGAAAAAATCCGTACAACTATACTCAGGTATGACATTAGAAAAGTTCTACCGTGCTGTCCGAAATAATAAATTACATAAAATCCATATCCCCCATAGTGATGTCCACTACGTAAAAGCAGCAGTGGAGGCTCATTACAATAGGAAGTTCAGTTTGAAACATGTTGAATGGGCAATGAAAGCCGAAGGGTGGAAAGATGATTAAAGAATGTTTGAGACACTAGTACTCGTATGCCTACTTGGAACTACAGATACATGCCAAGCACTGTCCGATTTGAACGGACCTTACAAAACTAAAGCAGAATGCACAGCAAGAGCTTATGAAATAGCTTATCAACTACCAATACATATGCCAAACTACGTAGCTGTTAAATATAAATGCGTAAAAGCTGAAGAAAATCTAGAGGGAAAGATAAATACAAGTTATGGCAGAGAAAAAGAAGAAACGTAAAGGCAGTTTAAAAGGATTTACCCAAAAAAGTGGGGACATGAGGTCTACCAAAAGTGGTGCTGGTATGACTAAGAAGGGTGTTGCCAAGTATAGAAGGGAAAATCCGGGTAGTAAGCTAAAAACAGCAGTAACAGAGAAGAAACCTACGGGTAAACGAGCAGCAAGACGTAAATCTTTCTGTGCTAGGAGTGCAGGACAGATGAAAAAGTTCCCAAAGGCAGCTAAAAATCCTAATAGTCGTTTAAGACAAGCTAGAAGACGGTGGAGGTGTTAATGACCCTAGTAGAAGCAAGAGAAGTATTAGACAATTCTGAAAAACACAGTAAAGGTATCGTAGAAAGAGCACGAGAAATTGTGCAAGAATCTTTAAAATCCAAATTGGCAAAGGCTAAAGAGGATTTAATTCAAAAACAGACAGGGAGAATGGGAAGAATGGATGCTCAACAAGCAAAAAGCCAAAAAACACAAATGGCATACGGTGGAACAGCTATGGGTAAAAAACACTTTTACGTTGCTGGTGGATCTGTTACACTAAATCCGGGATTGAAGGCACTACGTAAATCTAGTCCCGAAGCATTTGCCAAGATTACTAAAGGCAAAACAGTGAAGATGGGAGATTAATATGTCAGAAGTAGATATTAGGAAGCTATCAAAGTTTCAAACAGATGATGAGTTCCTCAAAATGATGAAGAGGAAGATAAATGCTCTAAAGTTTGAAAAGAATAAAAAAGAAGCTATAGCCAAGTATAATAAAAAGATAGCAAATAACATGAAAGCTAGTTTAAATAAAACCAATCTTCCTAAAGCAAATGTAAATAGCATAATAAAAAAGGTAGACTCTGGTATAGATAAAACAGGCGATATAACTAAGAATTTTAATAAAGCTAAAAGTATAATTAAAAAAGAAATAAAGGGTATAACAACAGCATTACCTAAATTAAAACCTAAATCTTTAACTAAGACTAAAACTAAAGTAAAAGCAACAGCAGCAAACACAAAAGATTATAATAAAACACTAGCTCTGCAAAAGAGACTGATAGCTATGGGTGCTAAGATCACAGCCGATGGTATCATGGGAGCTAAGACAAGAGCTGCTATACAAAAATTCATGAAGAAGAAAAAGACATCAGCTAGTCCTATTATGTCAAAGAAAACTAGTTCCATAAAGACTACCCCATCTAAATTTGGGGGTAGAATATCTATGTCTGCAAGATTAAAAGAAATAGATAATGAGAAGAAGAAAGCCAAAAGTAAAGATACTATGCAAATGGTAAAACGTTTGGCTAAAAGAGCTATAGCTAAAAGAAAATAAGGAGAGGCAAGTGGCAGATAAAGGCAAAAGTCCGAGTGATTACGGTTTAACTAAGAAGCAGGCTGCTGATCTTATTAAGTTACTAGAGAATAAAGCACCTGAAAATGCTAATTACTTTAGAAAACTGTTTAAAATGAAACTAAACAAAGGAGGCACAACTATGCCAATGCACGGAAAGAAAAAATCCAAGATGATGAGTCGTGGTGGAGCAGGAATGAAGAAGAAAACAAAGTACATGTCTAAGGGTGGGGCAGGTATGAAGAAAACTAAATATATGTCTAGGGGTGGTGCAGCAAGACGTAAGTAATGTCTTATCTCATCAGCAACGTACCTCATTTTAAATGCTGGGTACGTAAAGAGTTCACTTGTAATCATATGAATTATCATGGTGAATTTCTCCACGCTATAGCATTTGCAGTAAACACCATACCTGATAGGTCATTGAGTTTCCAAGTTGTATTTACAGGATGTGACGAAGACGAAAATGTACATGGTGGTGCAATGTGGGCAAGAATGCCAATACAAGCATTGGTAGCAGACATACCACTAGATCAGTGGGCAGAACCTATGGAAGATCATTTGTGTCAACCGTGGGATTGTGAATCAAGGCATCATAGCGTAGTGGTCATGGATAGAGTAAGTTCTAGTCCGTGGTTATGTAAAATAGATAATAAGTTTCATACAGCTAAATATTTGTTTACAGTTGACTACACAGAAAACGCTATAGCAGATGACCCTGCACAACATAAGCAATCGCATGTCTTGTATCTGTTAGATGCAGATAAATGGACAGGTAACATAGTCGCATTACCGAACAATAGAGTTAGGGCAACAAGTCCAGCTTTATGGGTTACTGGAGAGGGTGCTCCTGATTTTGCACCATCGCAGTGGCTACATTCAGCAGAAGCTCATGAGTCCTATCTAGATCCTTTCACAACGTTTAACAATTTATACAATGACACAAACAGCAAAAAAAAGAAAAACAAAAAGAAACTATAAGAAAGAGTATCAGAATTACCACGGTAAAGCTGAACAAATAAAGAAGCGAGACAGCAGAAATGCTGCTCGTAATCTTCTGAAGAAGAAGGGGGTAAATGTAAAGGGGAAAGATGTAGCACACAAAAATGGTAACCCTAAAGATAATAGAGTATCTAATCTAACTACTAAAACTGCATCAAAGAACAGATCTTTTAGACGAACCCGTAAGGCTAAAAAAGTAAACCCAATGGCATAACAATGACAGAAAAAGCAAAAAAAGTAGTAAAGAAAGTAGCAGGAAAATTAGAGAAGGCTAGTAAAGCTCATGCAGGTCAAGCTAAATCTCTAGCGGCTTTAGAGTTGAGAAAAGGTGGCTCTGCTAAAAAGAAAACTACAAAGAAGAAGAAGTCTAAGAGTACAGTAAACAAAGCAGGTAATTACACTAAACCTGAATTACGTAAACGTATATTCAACAGAATTAAAGCAGGGGGTAAAGGTGGTGCTCCGGGTCAATGGTCTGCACGTAAAGCACAGATGATGGCTAAAGCATATAAAGCCGCAGGTGGTGGATATAGAAACTAATGGCTAAGAAGAAAGACCCTAAAGTTGGCACAGGTAAAAAACCCAAAGGGTCGGATAGACGTTTATATACTGACGAAAACCCTAAAGACACAGTTAGAATTAAATTTGCTACTGCAAAAGATGCTAGAGAAACAGTCACAAAAGTTAGAAAAGTTAATAAACCTTATGCACGAAAGATACAAATCCTAACAGTTATGGAGCAACGTGCAAAGGTTATGGGCAAGACAGAAGTTGTCAAAATAGCAAAAGCAGCTAAAGAAAGTTTAAAGAAAGCACATGAACGAAAAAAGAAAAAATAGATGTGAAACTTGTGAATGCTACGATTGCGATTGTGAAGAGTGCAACTGTGATTGCCACGAAGAAGAGGAGGTACAAGGAGTACCTGTATAATGATTGAGTTTGTGCTTGTGTTTATGATGGGATTAAGAGTAGTAGACCAAACACAAACCTTTGAAGACATAGATAGATGTTTGTACTTCGCAGAGAGATTGCATAAGCAACCTTCAATACCACAGCAGGAAGGACCTAATCTACAGATAACAGCATATTGTAAGCCTAGAAGGAAAAGATAATGTTAGCAGAACTAGCTGCGGCAAATGCCGCTTTCAGTGTAATAAAAAGTTTCGTGTCTAACGGAAAAGAACTTACAGGATGTGCTAAACATATATCAGATTTTGTATTCTCAAAAGAACAACTAGAGAAGAAAGCAAGTAAACAAAAATCTAAAGGTGGTGGTTCTGATTTAGAAGAGTTCATGGCTCTTGAGCAAATAAAAGAAAAAGAAGAAGAACTCAAGAAGATGATGATATATATAGGCAGACCCGGACTGTGGCAAGATTGGCAGGCTTTTCAAGCTGAAGCAAGAAAGTCTAGACGTTACCAAGAGAAGATGAGAGAGAAACGTCAAGCAGAATTAGTAGAATACTTTGGTTATGGAATAGCTTTTATATTTATATTATTCTTTGCAGGATTACTAGCTTGGATTGTTGGTAAATGGACAGGGAAACTTTAACACCTTGCATAGGTGTATGCACATTAGAAGATGATGTATGTATAGGATGCGACAGAACAATAGAAGAGATTAAAGAGGCATATGAAAACAGTATGGCATTAAAAAAATCACAGAGGTCGTTAGTTGCGTGGGGCAAACAAAAATGGAGAACTAAGTCAGGCAAACCTTCTACACAAGGGTCAAAAGCTACTGGTGAACGTTATCTACCTGAGAAAGCGATTAAGGCTCTTAGTGCCAGTGAATACGCCGCCTCTACGGCTGCTAAACGAAAAGCAACTAGAAAAGGTAAACAAGTGGCTAAACAACCCAAAAAGATTGCAAAGAAAACATCAAGATTTCGTAAATACAGCTAAAGTAAAAGAACAGATAAGACTTGCAAGGATGCAGGAGAAAATAAAGAATGATACAAGCACTAATAGGACCACTCGCAAATCTCGCAGGAACGTGGTTTCAAAACAAAGTAGAAAAAACAAAAGCCGATGGTCTCGCTAAAATAGCTGAAGCCAAAGCTAGAGCAACCGTTGCAGAGAAGGTAGCTGCAGGTGAAGTAGAGTGGGAAGGTAAGATGGCAGATGCCACAGTAGATTCGTGGAAAGACGAATTTGCTTTAGTTGTGCTGTTAACCCCTGCGATTTTAGTTTTCATTCCGGGTATGACAGAATATGTGGAACATGGATTTAGTATATTGGCAACTTTACCAGAGTGGTATCAGTACCTCTTATATATCGCAATTAGTGCATCGTTTGGGATTAAGGGTGTCGGACAAGCAGCAAAGATGTTTAAAAAGAAATGACATATAAAGCAAGAATGTATTTGAAATTATCATCATTTATATGTAATATAGGTAATTACTTTTGGAGAAAACACGTAGAGGAAATACGTAAACAACAAACATCTAGGTTAATATAATGAATTTAATGACAATACAAGACGAAATAGCTGAAGACGAAGGAATAAAATATGAGTTGTATCTATGTTCAGAAGGGCATTTGACCGGGGGAATCGGACATTTGATTACTGAATGGGATGCAGAGTATTATGATAAACCTATAGGAACAAAGATTCCAATTGATCAGGTAGATGATTGGTTTGCAAAAGATATCAAAGTGTCTGTGAAAGACTGCGAAGATCTATTTAGCAACTTTAATGATCTACCTGAAGACATACAACATGTATTAATAAATATGTCATTTCAATTAGGGAAGCCTCGTTTATCTAAATTTAAAAAAATGATTGCTGCTGTAGAAAATCTAGATTGGTCAAAGATGGCAGATGAGATGCAAGACAGCACTTGGAGGTGGCAGACACCTAACAGAGCACAGAGATTAATAAAACGTGCTGAAGAACAAATGATTAAGGATATACCAATATGAGCAGAGAACTAACGGATAGACAAAAACTATTTTTAGAAGTTCTGTTTGACAATGCAGGGGGCGATATAGTACAAGCTAAACTACTTGCTGGTTATTCAGAGAAGTCTTCTACAGGGGACATTGTTAATTCATTAAGAAAAGAAATAATGGAAGCAACAGAATCTTATATGGCTAGAAACGCACCAAAGGCTGCTGTGGCTATGGTAAGTGGTGTAGATGACCCTACACAGCTAGGAATAAGAGATAGACTGTCTGCATCAAAAGAATTGCTAGACAGAGTAGGTTTAGTTAAAACTGAGAAAGTACAAGTAGAGGCATCAGGTGGTGTCATGATATTACCACCAAAGAAGCAATAATGCCCCCAAAAATACTAAAACGATTAGTTACACAACTAATGGATAAGGGATACGACAAAGGTGCAGCCTTTGCAATAGCCACTAAGAGTTTGCAGAAGAGTGGTAATTTAAAAGAAGGAACACAGAAGGCAACTAAAAAGGGTAAGAAGCAAGGAAAGAAAACACCTGCACTTAGAGCTAAAGAAAGAGCAGCTAAGATATCTAAAAGAAAGACATCTGAGTATAAGTATAATAAGAAAACAAACACAGTGAAATTAAAAAAGAAGTAATGGACAGAAGTTTAGGCAAGTGGAAGTTACCACAACCAACAGATTTAAAAGACGAAGAGCAGAAAGAGTGGATACAGATACCACGAATAGCGAGAACGATACCGTTTGGCTATAAGTTAAATGAAGAGGATTCTGAATTACTTGATCCAATATCTTATGAGTTAGAAGCAATAGAACTAGCTAGGAAATATGTAAATCAATATTCATATAGGCAAGTTGCTAATTGGCTAACGAAGAAAACAGGTAGAGTTATATCTCATACAGGGTTAAGAAAAAGATTAATACATGAACGACATCGTAAGAACAAAGCTAGAACTCTTAGAAAATGGTCCGAGTATGCCGAGAAAGCAATCCAAAAGGCGAAAGAGATCGAAGAAGGTAGAGTCGGAGCAAGAGCCTAAAACTATTAAGATAGAACGTGTAGAGGAAGTTCCTGTAGAGGAACAGAATATAGTATTCCAACCTAATGAAGGTCCTCAAACAGAGTTCTTAGCATCACCAGAAAGAGAAGTTTTATATGGTGGTAGTGCAGGTGGTGGCAAGTCGTATGCCATGTTAGCAGATCCATTACGTTATATGGGTCATCCACAGTTTAGTGGATTGCTGTTACGACACACGACAGAAGAATTAAGAGAGCTAGTTTGGAAGTCACGAGAATTATATCCTCTTATATACAAAGGGATAAAATGGTCAGAAAGAAAGATGCAATGGGTAGCACCGTCAGGTGCAAGACTATGGATGTCATACCTAGACCGAGATGATGATGTATTAAGATATCAAGGTTTAGCTTTTAGTTGGATAGGCTTTGATGAGTTAACACAATGGGCAACACCATTTTCTTGGAATTACATGAGGTCACGATTACGTTCTACTGCTCCTGATTTACCAGTGTATATGAGAGCAACTACGAACCCCGGAGGTCCGGGACATCAATGGGTTAAGAAGATGTTTATTCTC